GTGATCTTCACCAACGAGAAAAATACCCAATCTTCCATCATCATAACCAAAAAGACCCAATACGAGGAATCTTCATGTATCGCTTGGAGCGGTAGGTCACCTTCGGGGATGGCACTAAGCCTATCACCAGACCCCCAATTTCCACCGGAGCCGGTGAAGAAAGATGGGGAAGAGATGTAATGGAGCCGTCCATGATGGTCGATGTTTTGATGGCTATAGTTCTTTTTACAGGCGGGTGGGTTGTGAGAAGGATTTTCTCGCAGATTGATCGTCTTCACGCGAGAGTGACTGATCTAGCGACGGTCACAGTTAGCCGACAGGAGCTAGACACTCATATAGACCGAATCATAAGCCGAATTGACACGCTTGAGCAGCGTTTGCTGAACAAGTGAATGGCCTCCATTTCGTGGACATTATCGGAACCCTGTGGCCGATATTTATTGGCCTAGTCACTCTCATCTTTGTTCTTTCTCGACTCTGGACTGACGTTGAATCTCTGAAGGAAAAAGTGCGGGACCTGTTCCGCTTACACAATGATAGAGAGCGATGAGCGACGAAGACTCCCTCAACCTATCGAGTAATACCCGTGTGGGTATGCCGATTAGAAACCTGGCATTCATCGTGTCTGTCGCAGCGGGGGCCGTGGTCGGGTACACGCAACTAGAGGGTCGGATTGGCGATTTAGAAACTGCCCATAAGCTAAGTTCCAGCGATCTCATGGCCGTGACCAAATGGTCGGACGAGCTTCAACGAGGTCTTCTGTCAACTTCGGCCACACAGGAACTTTTTCTTTTGCTGGAGATGACCAGCAAGTCAGTAAGCGCCCTTGAAACAGACCTTGCGGATTTCGGAAAAGCAGTGTCCGTGAATGAACAACAGGACCTCAAGATTCAGTTCTTACTTGACCGGGTACGGGCAAGCGAGGCCCGTTTGGAGGCTCTGCGGGATTCCTTCAGCGACCTAAAGGCTAACGGTAATGGTGGGAGCCACTAATGCAAACAGTATTAATGATTGTGCTGGTGCTTTATCTCAATGGGAGTCCTATTGAGTTTCTAGGGCATACAGAAAGAGCAGACGGCACTTGGGCGCGGATTACCGTAAGTGAATGTTTGTCCTACAAGAGAACCCTGAAACGTAACGGTTGGAAGGACAACGCCTCCAAAACAACACGATATTCGTGTGAGGAACGAACCGTAAAAGTCGGGCCGAACTACGAAGGGAAAGAAATCGTAAAGGGATTGAAATGACAGTTTTCGACTCTACCCACGCCAAAGGGAAATATTGGCGACACGCAAAACGGGCTGGATTCATTTCCGGCCTTTTTCTTGGGACGGGGTTACTCGGACTTGTCCACATGATTTTCCCCTTTTTTCTGCCGGAGGTTATGACCTTGGCTAACAGACGGATAAGCAAGGAACTTGAAATTCAGCTTTGTGCTTGTCCAGAGGAATAATGATGAAACAAAAATGGCGAAGTCTGGAATACAAAACCAAGGTTTGGATTATTGCCGGTATAGCAGTGTTCGTAGTCATTTCCATGATATGGGGATGATGATGTCGTGGCAAAGTTTCGAGAAGTTAGACAACAAATTAAAAAGAAACACTTGCATCTTTTTCTCCGCTATAGCGTTGGCCTCACTTGTCTGGGGCTGATCGGATGCGGGACGATAAAGAAAGCGGGAGTGGTAGCGACAGCCGCTGGGACGGCTGCGGCTGCGGGGAGTGTATTAAGTGGGGGTGCGCTTGCGCCGACCCTGGGAGCGACCATAGCAACTGCCTTTGTAACAGATGTGGTGACGGAAGTGACGGACACCTCCCATACTTCTACGGGAGCTAATATGCAGTGTGCGCCAGACAACTTCTGGTCGTTGCTTGGCTCTCTTGTAGAGATGGGTGGTTGGGCTTTAATACTTATCGTGATTGTGCCTATGGTGTTTTCGTGGCTACTTCCCGGTCCGTTGGAACGTAAAAAGAAAGGGTGAGAAAAGCCCTTCTTTTCCTTCTAAGCTGTTTCATCCCCCTCGCAGCAGCAGACATATTCGGTTCAAGAGCCAGTTTCCTTCTCCACAACGATTTAAAAAACTGGATGTCTTTGTCCTACCTGTCTACCAACGTAGACGATGCGTGGCGACAACGAGTTGAAACTGCACTGATCGTGCATGGCGATACGCATATTTATGTTTATTCCCAAAATGGCGATGACGCAATCGGGAATGTCTCTCCGCAACCGGATTGGGAAGTACGTTTAGACCACCTTAACAACAGAGGTCTGCGTCCTGTCATGTGGCTGATGGCAGATGACTCTCCAAACCTAGCATCCAAGCCTCTCTCGGTCCACAAGACCCACAACGCGGAGATGGTCAGGCGGTTCGACAACAAAGTGGATGGCTACGTTATCGGTTTAGAGGTAGACGAATACTGGTCTGCGGCACAGGTCAGAGAGATGGTCGCAGATCTAAAAGCCAAAACGAACAAGCCTGTAGGTGTGCATCTAACTCCCGGTGTTAAGCCAGGATATTTCGACAACGCCGACATCATCTACCTACAAACAGGTTTCGGCCTGAACGAAGACCAGTTCCGGGCAAGGGTCAACGAGGCTCTAACTCTCGGTAAACCAGTCGTGGTAGCCGAATACCACATGGACTCGTCCTCAACTGTTGCTAAACGATACGGAGATATAGCTTGCGAAATGGGAGCGGTCGGTACAGGAAATGGACGCAACGTAATTTCATGTGGGCAAATTCCACCAAAGAAACAACAGTGGTATCAGAAATACGAAACGGAGATGGTAGTCGCTGGAGTAGCTATGGCTACCCTTTTCGCAGTATCACGGTACGACTTACCGCTAACGCTCCGGGCGACAGAAGACTCCTACGAGATCGGGACGAATAGGCGGTTTGGGAATCATTCAGTTGGCGTGACCTATAGCGAAAACAGGTCAATGGCAACTTACTCATTTCAGTTTTAAATGGAACTTGTAATCGTAGAGTGGCGAGACATTATCGCCTGTTCCGGATGGGAGAAGGCAGACGAGATCAAATGCCCCACGTTGCAAAGCGTTGGCTGGCTTGTCAAACGTGACCAGGAAACGGTAATGATTGCCAACACGTTAGATCCGGATGATTTCACGGGTGAGGCAAAAGACCAAGAAAAACCCGTGCCGTATGGAATCACTGCATTTCCTACAGGCTGCGTGATAAATGTCCAATGTGTATCAGATTCCCCCAACCAGCCTTAAAATTGCCCTATGCGTATCCTTGTGATACCGGACACTCAGGTAAAGCCTGATGTCCCGATACACCACCATACTTGGATTGGAAGGTTAGCCGCCGATAAACGGCCTGATGTCATTGTCCATTTAGGTGATGCTTACGACTTTTACTCTCTCAACTCATATATCTCTAAAAAGGAGATAGAAGGGCAGAGAATCATTGAGGATATAGAAGCCGGAAATAAGGCTTTTGAAACCCTGATGGCCCCGCTGAAGAAGAAGCGGAGCTACAAACCGAAATTACACTACCTGTTAGGCAATCACGAAAACCGCCTAGTAAGGTATGTAAATGACCACCCAGCCGTTGAATCACTCATCGGCTTACACCTGTTAAACCCGTCCGTTCTGGGCTGGGAAACACACCCCTTTCTTAGACCTTTAAGAATTCAGCAAATTTACTTTGCTCATTATTTCACCAACCCCAATTCTGGCCGACCGTGGGCCGGAACGTGTCATACCAAACTCAAGAATATTGGCCTGTCTTTTGTGATGGGTCACCAGCAGGGATTAGACCTTGCCGTGCGTTGTCTGCCTAACGGACAACAGCAGCGTGGTTTGGTAGCTGGATCTTGCTATCTCCATCACGAGGAGTACAGAGGATTCCAGGGTAAAGAAAGTTTCCAAGGCGTAGTGATGCTGAACGATGTCCGGGGAACTTCTTATGACCTTATGGAACTGTCTCTTCGGTATCTAGAAAAAAGGTATGGATAGTCGGATTGCCCGTCAGTTTACGAGGCCACAACTTGTACAGACCGCGATAGACAATCGAAACCTTACGAATCCTATCTGGTACGTCATGCAAGATGAGCTTCAACGCCGGGACGAACTTGAGAAGAAACAGACGTTACGCAGGGAGTTACGGGAGGCGAAAAAAGGGCTTAGTCCCTACGGATTACAAACGGACAAACCGAAAAAACGCCTCCGTAAGTATCTGAAATATAAAGGAGAAAAAGGGGCAAAAATGACCGTGTAGTACCCCCCCACCATACGGTTATTTTTAGGTGAAAAATGCAGAACTTATACAAACCCGACAGGTACGAAGAAGATCCCGAAAAACGGGTCACCCATTGCCCTGTCTCACTTGCCCAGGAGAAGAATGTGCAAATAAATATCCCCGATGCTCAGAAGATGATTTTGGCTGCTAAGACCCAACGCGAAGAAGCAGCGGTTCTTGCCCATATTGCTAAGAGCATGGGGATATGTTCTAACTCTCCTGAAACGTACTTTAAACTGCAAGAAATAGAAGAAAGAGCGGAAATGAAACGCACGGGGTCATAATGCGGGGTCAAAGCCGTAACTACATGATTTATATAGCCCTGTGAATCCCTCCCTCTCCGCCATTTACGTTAGTATTTACAGAGGAAATCTGTAAGTACCTGAAAATAAAGGATACGATAGAGTAAGAAAGAGTCTGTTGTTCCCTTATTTTGTGATTGCTTGGGGTCAAAAACGGGGTCATAATAAAGCCTTACCGGAGGCTTACTATGACTCGACCTACTACGTTCACCGCGAAAGCAATTAACGCAGCTATTAAGAAATACAAACCTAGACCGAAGCCGTATGGTGTTGCCGCAAAGGGTAGGTTGATAAGGATCAATGCTGACAGCGTTATTCTGTTATACCGGGATAGAAAACACGGGGATACCACAACGCCGCTCGGCGTTTGGGGTGGTGTCTACGGTATCACCTGTAAACAGGCTGAGAAAAAAATAGAGGAGCTTCAGGGCGAGTTAAAAGAGAAAAAGACCCAAGAGCTACTTCAGCACAATACCTTTCAAGCTGTCGCAGAGCGTTGGCTTAAACACAGACGAAAAGAATGGTCTGTCGATTACTACGACGATAAGGACAAGCAGCTAACGAACCATGTCTATCCCGTTATCGGGGATTTAGACGTAAGGGAGTTGACTAAGTACCACGTTCTAGAAGTTGCTGAGAGTTTGAACGAAGCTGAAAAACTTGAGACTCGGAACAGAGTACACGGGTTGATTAGGAGAGTGCTGGAGGAAGCGGTTTTTGATGACTGTCATCCTAAACACCCTACTGGTCTGCAACACAACGTAGCAGCTTTTAACCTGACTTCTGCCCCACGGATGACCAAGCGGGAAGGGGAGTTTGCCCCGAAACACTATAAAGCGATGCGGCTTGATCGGATTCCGGAATTCCTCTCAGACTTACGGTTAAGCCTGTCAGACCCTACTGTTAAGCTACTGATAGTCTTCCAGCTTTTAACGATGACCAGACCTTCTGAGGCCAGAGAAGCCCTCTGGGAGCAGATTAACTGGAAAGAGAGGTTGTGGAAGATACCTGGCGGGACAAGAAAGGAGCTAGGCGTAGGAAACCACATGAAAAAGAACCGGGAGCATTGGATACCGCTATCGGACCAAGCTGTCAGGGTGCTTAAAGAACTGTGGGAGATTACCGGGGAATATGGAGTTTTGTTCCCTAAAATAAAGTCTTCTTCCTACTACGGGGGGAATGGGAAGATAAAAGGCCAGAAGTTAGACCCTGACCGTTTTGACTCCACCGACCACCTTTCCTACAACGCTGCTGGATTTGCCATTCACGATCTGGGAGGGACACCGGGAAACTGGAAGTACGACGAACACCCGCACGGGTTTAGAAAAACTGCTTCTACCTACCTACACGGGCTGAAAGATAAAAGCGGGAAACAGGAATTCGCTTCCGAGTGGATTGAATATCAGTTAGCCCACACGGATGAAAACAAGGTAAGAGATACCTATATCGACAAGACTCCGGACCTTTATCTGGATTCACGACGAGATATGATTCAAGTCTGGGGCGATGTCGTTATGCCTCGGAAACTTTCTGTTGTGAAAGTTGCCTGACCCATTTGTCTATATGGTCCGAATTCCAAACGTGAGTCCTTGTCCCTAATACGATAGGCTTCGGAAAACGGTTTGTTCTCGCCATCTCTCGTATGGTTTTAGGGGAGAGCGTGGTTAGTCCCTGTACTTCCTTTATGCGTAGCAGCCTAGTCATCTTTTAAAAACTCGTCTTCCAGTTTCTGCATTTCAAATATCGCGTCTTCCAAGTGCTTCATTGTTTCTTTTAGTTTCTGCTGGTAAAGGAGAGCGTGGCACTCCACGCATTCTCCGTTAGATACATACCGCATCCCGGTATGCCCCCTTCTACATGGATCTGTAAAATACACTTCCGCACCATTTTCGGTGTGGGTTATATCTCCCATTCAGGTATCTCGTTACCACCAGGTATCGCAAACACCAGATAACCGGAGTCTCTTTTTGGGGGCTGGACACTGTTCAGAACCTTTGCCCGTCCTCTTGTGTTATCCACATCAAGTTTCACGGGTAACATTACTCCCCGCCATTCGCGGTGCAAAATCCAACCTTCTGTTGTAAGTGTTTTCATTTCTTCTGTAATTAAACTCATTGTGTAAATAGATCCTCGATTAACTTTTCTGCTACAACATCATGGACCATGTATTTGTCTTCATGGCAAGTAACGGTTGCAGCTTTATCGCCGTTGCGGGAGATGGAAAAAATCGCAGAGGCATGAATATGTACAGTCTCTCCCTCTGTAGTCACAAATATGACCATCTCTTCTTTCATAAAAAAAAGGCGGGGCGAACCCCGCCAACTTCTGACGTAGACGTAGTAAGGTAACTATCGGCTAAACATTCTCCTTTAGGTTGTTGAACAAGAGGGTGGCCCATACCCCCCTCATAAAGCGGAGGAGGAGGACAGAGAGGGGCAGGGCCGTTAATCATCCCAAGGGTCTTTTTCTTGGGGCTTTTCGTTTGCTGGCTTAAAACCGCCTTCTTGTGGCGGTTCATATTTCAAACTCAAATATTTTTTCCCAGCCTTACTGGTTGTTTTCCAAGCAGCAACTTTCCACATTGTTCCTTCGACGTTTG